ATGCTCAACATGGTATTGGCTAAACAAGAGCAAGTTCTTGGTCAAATGGGGCCAGCTAACCCGCTGGTTTCTATGGGTCAGTATCGCAATACCTTGGGTCGCATGGTTGAAGCTGCTGGATTCAAGGATTCTGCTGAGTTCTACAAGAACATCACACCTGAACAAGATCAGATGATGAGCCAGCCACAGCCACAACAACAGCAAGTGCCACCTGAAGTTCAAGCGTACATGGCTAAGACACAGGCTGACATTCAAGCCCAACAAGCTAAAGCACAGGCTGACATTCAATTGGCACAGCAAAAGGCTTTGGCTGACCTGCAACTGATGCGTGAAAAGAACGCTGCTCAGATTCAATTGGAGCGTGAAAAGGCTGCTGCTCAACTTCAACTAAAAGAAGAAGAATTTATGGCAGAGGCTCGATTGAAGGCAATGAAGGTCGGTGCAGGTATCACTTCTAACGTAGAAATTCCAGGCTAATACTATGAAAAACATAGATAAAACACTTCAGGAATTAGCATCAAAAGGTCGTTTCGGCGATACGATGCTTGCTCACATTAGCCCAGAAGAAGCAGAGCTTCTGAAGGATTTTGGTGGTTCTGGCACTACAAACCCTGAAACTGGATTGCCTGAGTTTTGGAAAGTTAGCTTAGGGCCAGTAAGTGTTGGCAGCGAAGCTGGTGGTATTTCTGTTGGGAATACATCACTTTCTAATGTTGCTAAACCTATAAGCAATTTAATAAAGAAAACTGGTGATGTTGTTGGCGATCTATACATGGATGTTCGCGACCCGCTTGAGGCTGCTGGTGTTGTTGTAGGTAACTACTTTTTCCCAGGCTCTAGCATCATTACATCAAAATTGGTTAGCAAAGGCGCACAAGAGCAACTAAACACGCCAGAGTTCAGGCTTGCTAATCTTGGCGCTAGTGCTTATGGCGCTTATGACGGTAACTTTGCAAATTATGGGTTTAATTCTGCTGCTGAGGCTGAATCTGCATATCTAAACGATGTTGCTACTGATGAGGCATATAAACAAGCCGCAGAGCAAGCCGCTGCTGAAAACGCTGCTGCTGGTTGGGGTGCTAGTGGCTCAGAGGTTGCACAAGCAACAGATATTGCTGCTAAAACTGGCGTATCAATGAAAGAAGCTCTGTCTTATGCCCGTATGGGTTTGACAGCAAACGCTTTGCTTGGCGACCCATTGGGTTTGGGTGGTGGTGGTCAGCAAGGTGGAACTTCTGGTCAAACTGGCTTTGCACAAGTCGCAATCCCAGAGGAATGGAAATCTCCAACATACACTGCGCCATCTGCACCGATTGACCTAGAATCAATCTTCAGCAACCAGAATATGCTTGGAAGTACGCAATGGAAGGACTTGCCAAGTCAGCGTAACCTGACATTCAATGAGATTTTTGCTTCTGGTCAACAACAAACGCCAATGGGTACGCCCGTTGACATTAACCAAATCGTAGGGTCAATCCTTGGACAAACCGCAACTAGCTAAGAACTTACTGCGTGATGACTTTTTCATGGGCGAGATTGAAGCCTTGAAAAATGCAGAACTGCAAACAATTGTTCATTCATCACCAGATCAGGTTGATGTAAGAGAAGTTGCGTATTCAAGGATTAACGCATTACAATTGGTTATAGCGCATTTTGAGTCAATTGCCGCTACAAGCGAGATTGCCAAAAAGCGATGGAAGATTCTGTAACGTAAGTTACCCGTGGTCTACGGAATAGACTGACAATTTGGGAATCAAATGAGCGAAAACACGACACCGCAAGGTAGTGGGCCGCTGACGGTGGACACAGCCGCAGCAGCATTTCTAGGCATGATGGATGCAGCAGAGGGCGCTGGTAACAGCCAACCTGAACCTGAAGAAGCAGCCGAGGAATATGTTGAGGAATCTGAGTCAGAGTTGGTAGATTCTGAAGAAGCTGAAGAACAGCCTAAACGAACTTTCCGCATTAAAGCTGCTGGTGAAGATCGTGAAGTAACTGAGACTGAGCTTATTGAGGGCTACCAATTAGGCGCGGATTACACCAAGAAAACCCAGAAACTTGCTGAAGAACGCAAAGCGGTGGAAGCCGAACGAGCGAAAATTCAGGAAGCCAACAAATTAAGAGATCAGTACGCCCAACGTCTGCAAATGATGGAGCAATTTCTCCAGCAACAGAACAAGGGTGAAAATCTTGAAGCTCTAAAGGAAACCGACCCGATTGGCTATGCCGTGAAGGTCGCTGAACAGGCACAACGAGAGAAGCAGTTAGCAGTCCTGCAACAAGAACAGCAACGCATTGCACAACAGCAACAAGCCGAGCAATCTGAGCGTCTGCAAAGCCATCTCGCTGAAGAAAGTCAGAAATTGACTTCAGCCATCCCTGGTTACGGAGACCCAAAGACAGGCGACCAAATCCGCAAGGATATTCGGGAATACGCCAAGTCTATCGGTTGGAGTGACCAAGAGCTTGCAGGACTATATGATTCTCGCGCTGTTTTGAGTCTGTATCATGGCATGAAGTACGCGAAACTTCAGAGCAATAAGCCTTCAATCACTAAGAAAGTGGAAGCAGCTCCGAAGATGATGAAAGCGGGTACATCAGCGCCACGAAACGCAGAATCAGAGCAGAACAAAAAACTGCACTCGCAGCTGAAGAAAACGGGCAATGTTCGTGACGCAGCGCGGGTATTTGAAAAATTCTTGTAATTAGGAGCTAAAAATGGCTACATATCAAACCTACCAATCAATCGGCAACCGCGAAGACCTGTCTGACGTTATCTATGACATCAGCCCAACCGACACCCCATTGTTGAACACTTTGGCTCGTGCTAAAGCAACTGCTGTTTACCACGAGTGGCAAACTGACAGCTTGGCTGCTGCTACAACTGCCAACGCTGCTGTTGAAGGTGCTGACGCTTCTGACGCTACCATGTCACCCACAACTCGTTTGGGTAACTACACTCAGATCGTTCAAAAGACAATCAAAATCTCTGGTACTTTGGAGTCTGTGGACAAAGCTGGTCGTAAGAGCGAAAAGGCTTACCAATTGAGCAAAGCATCTGCCGAACTCAAGCGCGACATCGAAACCATCTTGACTGCTAACCAAGGCAAGTCGGCTGGTGATTCGTCTACTGCTCGCACTTTGGGCGCAATGTTGTCTTGGATCAAGACCAACACAAACAAGTCTTCTGGCACTACTGCTGGTGTTGACCCAACAACTGCTGGTACTTCTACCCGTACTGATGGCACTCAACGCGCTTTCACTGAAACCATCTTGAAGGATGTGATTCAGAAGGTTTACAGCTCTGGTGGCAATCCCAAGATTTTGATGGTTGGCCCATTCCAAAAGCAAGCTGTGTCGGCTTTCGCTGGTATCGCTGCACAACGCTTCATGGCTCCTTCTGATGGCCCAACAACCATCATTGGCGCTGCTGACGTTTACATGAGCGATTTCGGTACTGTAAGCGTTGTTCCTTCACGCTTCATGCGCACTCGTGACGCTCTGGTGCTTGACCCAGAATACGCAGCAGTGGCTTACCTGCGCCCATTCCAAACCAACGAATTGGCTAAGGCTGGCGACAGTGAGAAGACTCAGATCTTAGCTGAGTTGACACTCGAAATGCGTAACGAAGCAGCTCACGGCATCGCCGCTGACTTGTCGACTTCTTGATAACATTGGGGGGCTAATCACCCCCCTTTTCTTATGCGCCACATATTCTCACAAGACGGTAAAACATCCAATTTCCATGATCTCGATGGAAAGTATTTCATCGAAACTAAGCAAGACATTTCTGGGATTATTGAGAGCAACAAAGCTCAATTTAATGCCATTGATGAGAAAGCGAAGTGGGGTGAATGGACAAAGGTCGCAAGTATTCCTAATGCGGTCATTGATGACCTAAACAAAAAGGGAATCATGCGCGGTTTTGCTGTGATTGATGAAAAAAGGTTTCGCGCCTTCTTAAATGACCCTGATAATCGGTTCTTTAGAACAAGACCAGGACAAATATGAAGGTAGCTATCTGCGTTCCCTGCCGTGATACTGTCATGACAGGGTTTGCGTTTGACTTAGCGAAACTGTGCGCGTATGAGGGTGTTACTCGATGCGCTAAAGGCGGTTCGTTGATGATTTATCAAGTGCCTGGCACTTTGATCTTTAATCAGCGTGAACGACTTGCCGAACAAGCTCTGAAGGATGGCGCTGACGCTATCCTTTGGATTGACTCTGATATGCGTTTCCCTAAAGATGCGCTTCAGATTCTTTTGTCTCGTAAGTTACCGATTGTTGGCGTTAATGCGACCACTCGCCGTTTCCCTTGTTTGCCTACTGCTTTGGACATTGACCAAGAAAACAATGATTTGGTCAAGGTTACGAGCAAGGACAAAACAGGTCTTGAGCAAGTTATGGGTGTTGGTTTTGGGATGGTTCTTATCCGAAAAGAAGTTTTCCAAAAAACACAAAAACCTTGGTTTTGGTTTGAACAGACCGACAAAGGTGGGACAATAGGCGAAGACATTTATTTTTGTGCAAAAGCGTTTGATTCTGGTTTCAAGACTGTTGTAGACCATGATCTATCGAAGCACATTCGCCACATTGGAACCTATGAATATGGTTGGGATGATGTATGAGCATAGCGACTTACTCTGAATTGAAAACTGCGGTGGCCAACTATTTGGCTCGTACAGACCTGACAGATCAAATCTCTGATTTCATCCGTTTTGCTGAGTTGCGTCTGCGCCGTGAATTGCGTATTCGCCAAATGCTAAAATCTGTGACGACTGCGACTGTTGCAGGCACATCGACTGTTGCTTTGCCTTCAGACTTCATTGAGATTCGTGATTTGATTCTTTCAACGAATCCAGTTCAACCGTTGACTTACTCAAGCCCTTCTATTTTCAGCCGCAATGCGCGTGTGACAGAAAGCGGTAAGCCGCTGGATTACACGATCTTAGCGTCTGAGTTTCAGTTTGCTCCTGTGCCAGATTCAGCCTACACAGTAAAAATGCTGTATTACGCTGCTCCTGAGTTCTTGAGCGACACAAATTCAAGCAATGCGTTTATCGCTAACGCGCCTGACGCTTTGCTTTATGCTTCTTTGATTGAAGCAGAACCTTATTTAATGAACGATCAGCGGGTCAATACATGGGGTTCTATGTATGACCGCGCAATCGCAACCCTTACTAAGTCTGACGAATCAGCTCAGTATTCGGGTGTTCCACTTTCAATGTCAACAGCAACGAGGTAAATCATGGCTGAAATGTCAAACTATCTTGAGAACGCTCTGATTAACGCCACGCTGCGTAATACGAGCTACACAACTCCAACCACTGTTTATTTGGCGCTCTACACAAGCGACCCAACTGATGCAGACTCAGGTACAGAAGTCTCTGGCACTTCTTACGCCCGTCAGTCGATCACTTTCGGTGCGCCTTCTAATGGTGTGACAACAAACAGCGCAGCAATTGAGTTTCCTCAAGCTGGTGGCTCTTGGGGTACTGTTACCCACGTTGGCATCCGTGATGCGTCTACCGCTGGCAACTTGCTGTACCACACAGCTTTGGATGCTTCTAAAACAATTGCCACTGGTGACGTTTTCCGCATCGCCTCTGGTTCATTGAGTGTGACATTGGCGTGATATGGCTGACCTGCTCCCACCGTGGACAATTGACAGCCTAGATAACCTAAAGGCTAGTCTTGACGACTTAACACTGTCTCTTGACAGTCCGTTATATACAACGTCTGTTACTCTGTGGGATGCTTACGGTTCAGTCAATGCGACTGCCACCGTATCGTCAAATTCAAGCGTCACATTTGCTGGCGCTGGTGCAGTCACTTGCTCTGCGACTGTTTCTTGTCAGGCAATTAGGGTTGCACTTGGTGACGCATCCGTAAACGCCTCTGCAAGCGTTTCTTGTGATGGAACTAGGGTTGCTATTGCCAGTGCAGATATAAGCGCTTCTGCAAGCGTTTCTGCGGCTGGTCAGCGTATTGCTATCGCTTCTGCTGACATTTCTTGCTCGGCAACAGTCGAGGCAATGGGTGGACTAATCCTAGATGGTATTGCGTCTGTAACATCTGCCGCTACGGTAACTGCTGACTCAATCCGAGTGCGTCAAGCTGATGCCTCAGTTTCATGCTCTGCCGATGTTTCTGCTCTTGGTGGTATTACCGCTGATGGGGTGGCGAGTATTGAGTGCGAGGCAACTTGTGAGGCTAACGCTTATGCGGTTTTTGACTTCTCTGGCAATATATCCTGCGATGCTATTGTTGTTTGCAGTGGGAATCGTCTGGGCGATAATTGGTCTGACATTGCCGATACTTCAAACACTTGGACTGATGTATCGCAAAACGAGAACACTTGGACACAGGTGAGCGCAAATTCAAATGAATGGTCTGATTCGTCTGTCTCGACAAACACATGGACAACACAATCAGCCAGTTCAAACACATGGTTAAGACAGGGATAGTATGCCAACCCAAAGAATCCAATTCGGTGAATGGATGCCAGATCAGCCTGGTATCACTGGCGCTTTGACAGACGCTAAGAACTGCGTTTCTCAGGCTTTTGGCTATGGCCCATTTCCTCAACCTGTTGAGTTTTCTGAGGCTGCTAGTGAGAATCTGACAAGCCTTTTCGCTAGTAAACAGCCTGATGGCGTGACTAAACTGTTTGCCGCTGGTCGTACAAAGATTTACACAGTTTCAGGTGTTGGCGTTCTGACTGAGGAAAACTCAGGATATACGACAGGCGCAAATGAGCGTTTCCGCTTCACTCAGTTTGGTGACACGATCATTGCAACAAACAATTCTGAAAAACTTCAGTCTTGGGTGCTAGGCTCATCGTCAGCTTTTGCTGATGTTGATGCTGCTGCTCCTGTGGCTAAGTACATCACTGTGGTTCGTGATTTCGTTGTGGTGGCTAACACCTACGAAAGCGCTGCACAACAGCAATACCGAGTGCGCTGGTCTGGTTTCAATGATGAGACAGATTGGACACCTTCTTCAACCAACCAATCTGATTTCCAAGACATTGCCGATGGCGGTCAAATCATGGGCATCCGTGGTGGTGAGTTTGGTCTTGTCTTGTTGGAGCGAAGCATCCACCGTATGAGCTACGTTGGTACGCCATTCATTTTCCAGTTTGACAATATCAGCCGAAACAAAGGCTGTATGGTTTCAGGCTCGATTGCTCAACTCCAAGGCGTGACGTTCTTCTTGTCTGACGATGGTTTCTATATGTGCGATGGCCAGCAAGTACTGCCTATTGGATCTGAGAAGGTCGATCGTTGGTTCTTGGATGACGTAAGCGAAGCAGACTACACAACTATGTCAGCAGCCGTTGACCCAGTTCGTAAGCTCGTTTTGTGGAACTACAAGAGTAAGGATGGCAGTCGCAAACTGATTGCCTACAACTTCTCAACAAAGAAGTGGACTTACACAGACGCAGGCACAGACTACATTTCTGATGCTTCTACTGCATCGTCTACGCTTGAGGAATTGGACACTTTGAGCGCCTCAATTGACGCTTTGGAAACTCCACTTGATTCAATTTTGTTTGCCGGCGGTAAGTATTTCTTAGGTGGAACTTACGGCACAAAGGTTATGACCTACACAGGCACACCGATGACAGCTCGAATCGAGACGGGCGACATTGAGGCTGGTGGTCAGTCTTTGGTGACTTTGGCTAGGCCGCAAGTCGATCAAGGCTCTGCGACTGTGGCTGTTGCCTCACGCCGATTGTTGAGCGAAAACGTGACATTTAACACTGCTTCTGCTGCTGACAGCGATAACCGAGTTGGTTTGCGAAGTTCTGGAAAATACCATCGAATCCAAGTCAATCCAACTGGCGACCGCTGGAAATCTGCTGTTGCTGTGGATATTGACATTGTCGGAAGTGGGGTGCGCTGATGTTTCGCCTGTTACCGCCTTTCGGTGGCGATCAACGCGCTGTTGCTGAGATCGTCAACGGGATAATGAACGGAAAGACCAATAATCACGGAACTGTGACATTGGCGACAGGTGGCGCATTGACGACCACAATCACAGATGAGCGCATTGGCTATGACTCAAAAATCTTGCTAATTCCTGCTTCTGCTGCAGCTTATGCTGATTCATCGCCTTATGGTGCTTTTCAAGACACTACAACGCAGACGATTGCATCGACTACGACAGCATATCCGATGACTTTTAACACTACTGACTACTCAAATGGTGTCAGTATTGTTAGCAATTCTCAAATTACTGTTGCGAATTACGGGATTTATAACATTCAGTTTAGCGGTCAGTTTGCAAACGCCGACACGCAAATCCATGACGTTGACATTTGGCTATCAAAAAATGGCACGAATGTTGCATTGTCTAAAGGTCAGATTTCAATTCCAAACAGTCATGGTGGCGTTGATGGACATATTTTGCCAGCGTGGAACTACTTTATCGAGCTAAATGCTGGTGACTACGTTCAATTGATGTGGCAAGCCTCAAGCACTCAGGTTTCGATGATTACATTGCCAACGGCTACAAGCCCAACAAGACCTGCTGCGGCATCAATTATTGCTACTGTTCAATATGTTGCTCCATCGTCTACATCAAACGTCTATGTGAGCGCAAAAGCCAAAGGTTCTGCGACTTTGACGCATTTTGCCAACTCAACGGCAAACAAAACTTATGACTATGTGATAGTCGGATAAATGTATATAATGGCTCCGTGGATGACCCGCCTCGGAGTCCTTTGAAAAGAAAGGTGCTTTTATGGCAGTCGAAACCACAACATCCACAGCGACAACTCAGATTGACCCAACAATCCAACCATATTTGAAATATGGCTTGACTGAGGCGCAACGTCTGTATCAGGCTGGTGGCCCACAATACTACCCAGGTCAAACCTACGTCAGCCCTTCTGAGGCAACTCAAACAGGTTTACAGGCATTGCAAGCTCGCGCTGCTGCTGGTAGCCCATTGACAGGTGCAGCTCAACAGCAATTGCTTGGCACTATCCAAGGCGACTACTTGGGTGGCAATCCATTCTTTTCGGGTGCTTTCAAGCCTGCTGCACAAGCTGCAACGACTGAATTCAACAAAGCAATCGGTGACATTACATCTGCTGCGTCTAAGGCTGGTCGTTATGGCTCTGGTGCTATGACAAACCTGCAAGGCGCTGCTGCTGGTCAACTTGCACAGAAACTCACTGGTACTGCTGGACAGCTTGCCTATGAGAACTATGCTAATGAACGCGCTCGTCAACAGCAAGCAATGTTTGGCGCTCCTTCATTGGCTGAAGCTGACTATGCTGATATCAATAAGATGTTGGCTGCTGGTCAATTGGGTGAAGGTTACAAACAGCAAGCATTGCAAGCTGATATGGCCCGTTATGGCTATAACCAGCAATTGCCACAAACTCAACTGACTAACTATCTGACCAACATCGGCATGATTCCAAAGGGTCAGACTACAACAGCACAAACTCCATATTTCACAAACCCAACGGCTACTGCTTTGGGTACTGGTTTACTTGGTGTTCAATTGTTGAATCAGGCATCTCCATATTTGGAAAAGGGCTACAACTGGTTGTCTAGTTTCGGCAGCACTCCAACAAATTACGGTTCAATGCCTACTGGTGTTGATGAGTATTGGTTGGGTTAAGGAATAAACATGGCACTCTTAGACTCTTTCTACGGTGAGACACCTGCCTATCTAAGCGGCTTGCTTGGCTCTGACGAGCTGCGCAGACTGCAAGAACAAGCACAAAGCCAATCAAATCTCGGTATGGCTGCTGCTTTGCTGAAGGCTGGCGCACCTAGTCGCACTCCTACTGGTGGCGCTTTGGCTATTGCTGAAGGCTTGCAGGCTGGTCAGCAACTCTACAAACAAGCATTGAACCAAGGTCTTCAAGAGAAGATGGCTGGTATGCAAGTTCAAGAGTTGATGCGTAAACAGCAAGAAGCAGAGGCGGTGCGCCGATTCTTGCCTAATCTCATTCAACCTGGTGCTGTTGAGCAAAACTGGTCTGGCGCTCCTGAACAAATCGGTCAGTATTTCCAAACTGGCGCAATTCCAACTCAGCAAGCTCCATCGAATATTAACCGTGAAGCTCTATCTCGTTTGGCTTTGGTTTCTCCTGAGACTTATGCAAAGTACAAGCCTGAATATAAAGAGGTAAACGGTCAACTGTATGAGATTTCGCCTTTGGGTGGCGCTCCTGTTGCTGTTGCTGGTCAAGCTAAAGAGGATTTGGCTGGCCCTGTAAAACAGGCTATGCAGGTTTTGGGAATCACAAAGCCTTTTGCTGAAGTCACTCCACAAGAGCGCTCAATGATTGGTCAGTATATTGATCGTCAAGAATCATTGAAGGCTCCAAAGGTTGCTGTTGATTTGAAAGACCCGACAGCAGTTGCCAAGGCTCAAGCTGACTTGCTCAAAGATTGGCGTAGTGTTGTTAAAGACAGCGGTGCAACTGAAGTTGCTAACCGTTTCCGTTCTCTTGGCGCTGCGATGGATGAGGCGAACAAAGGCAACAAAGCTGCTGATGGTGCGATCATCTACAACATCGGTAAGATTTATGACCCTTCAGGCGCTGTGCAAGAAGGCGACAAAAACACGATTCTCGGCAATCGCTCGATTCCTAACGAGGTCAAGGCTTACGCTCAAAAAGTGTTTGAGGGCGGTTCTTTGTTGCCACAAGAGCGACAAGGCTTATATTCTGTTGCTGGTGCAATGGTCAAACAACGCCAAAAACAACTGCAAGCAGATCAAGCAAACTACAAGTCTTTGGCTACTCAATTGGGTGGAACTGGCGACTTCATCAAAGACCCTTACGCTGATGTTTTTAGCCCTAAGATTGATAATCAACCGCTTGACATTGCAGCGGCAGCTCGTGCTGAACTCTTGAAACGCAGAGGTCAATAATGCCACCTGATTTATCCAAACTGTCAGAAAAGGATTTAGAAGCTCTAGCCAATGGCGACATGGCTTCTATTTCTGACGCTGCTCTTGCAATTCTTGCTGGTGAAGAAACAAAACTTGCTGCTCCTAAAAAGATGACAGCAAAAGAGGAAGTGCAAGCTGCTTTTGGTTTTGATAAGCCAAAGCCTACTGTTCAAGCAACAGGCGATTTACTGCGTAACCTTGGTTTAACAGCTCGTGGCGCTATTACAGGCGCTGCATCGTTGCCAGCCATGATTGCAGACGTTCCTGCTGGACTGATTAACATTGCCGCTGGTCGCCAAATTTACAAGCCTCAAGCAGAGGCATTGGGCGATTTCTTGTCTTCTTTGGGCGCTCCAAAGCCTACAAGTGCAGCAGAGCGTTTGATGACTGAATCTGCCGCTGCTATTGGTGGCGTTGCTGCTCCTGCTGGCATCGCAAATCGAGTAACTCAAGCTATTGCTCCACAATTGGCAACACGCACACAAGAACTGGCTAGATTCTTTGGTGAGAATGTGCCTGCTCAAGTTGCTGCTGCAACTGGTGGTGCTTTGGCTGGTGGTGCTGCTCGTGAAAGTGATGCAAGCCCATTGATGCAATTGATAGCAAGCATTGGTGGCGCAACAACTCCTGCTGGTGCAATGGCACTTGGCCCTGCTGTTGGTCGTGCTGCTAAAGAGATTGTGCGACCAGGCACTCAGGCTGGTCGTGAGGCTATTGCTGGCGGTGTTTTGCGTCAGTTATCGCGTGAGCCTGAGACTGCTATCAAGGCAATGGAAGGCTATCAAGCGCCTATCGGTGGTTACACACCTACCGCAGCTCAAGCAAGCCGTGATGTTGGTTTGATTGCCGCTGAGACTCCTATTCGCGCATTGGATGTGACAGGTAAGTTTGGCGCTCAAGCATCTCAGGCTAACCAAGCTCGCATGGCTATCTTAGACCGTTTGGCCAAAGACAAGGAAGCTCTTAATTCTGCTGTTACAAAGCGTGACGATGTGACTGATCCATTGCGTGAAGCTGCATTTGCCAAGTCAACAGTAAGCCCTGAGACTTTCCAAACTGCTGTCAATCTGACTGTGAATCAGACAATTGATGACATTCTTGACTCTAGTGCTGGCGCTCGTTCTACTGTCGAAAGCACGATGAATTGGGCAAAAGAACAGATCAAGCGCGGCACGACTCCAGAGCGTCTGTATGAAGTACGCAAAGACTTGCGTGATGCTTCTCAAGGTCGTTTGGACAAGGATGGCGCTGCTTACAGCTTGGCAAAAGGTCAACTAGAGCAAGTTATCCGATCAATTGATGACGCAATTGACTCTGCTGCGCCTGGCTATAAGGACTATCTCAAGAAATACGCTCAATCGAGCAAAGGTATTGAGAAACTTGAAGCGGCTCAAGAGTTCCGTGGCAAAGTGTTGTCAACTACGCCAGACCCATCTGGAGTTAGTGACTATATGATTTCTCAGCCTTCTTTCACTCGCGCCATTAGGAATGCAGAGAAAGAAACTGATTTGTCAAAGACTCAACTCGCCGTGCTTAAAAAAGTTGCAGAAGATTTAGATTCTGGAGTTTTGAACAGAGCAGTAAAAACGCCTGGCTCAGACACATTTAAGAATCTAAGCACAGCAAACATCATTGGTGCTTTCATTGGCAAGCAAATGTTTGGAGAAGTCCCTGCTGCTATCAATAAGGTTGCTGCTCCTTTGAATTGGCTCTATAACGGCACAGACGATCAGATTCGTGAGCTGTTGGTAGATGCAATGCTTGACCCTAAACTTGCTTCACGTTTGATGACTAAGGCATCTGTTGTAAGCGTTGAGCCATTGAGCAAAGAACTTCAACGCAAAGCCATTGCCGCTGGTTATGGCGCTTCATTCGGATTAACGGAGAGATAAATGGCAAAAACCAAAATCAGCGAGTACAGCAGTACCGCAAACTCAAACACAGACATTGCTTCTATCAATATTGATGAAGGCTGTGCGCCTAGCGGTATCAATAACGCAATTCGTGCGTTGATGGCTCAGTTAAAGGATTTTCAGACTGGTGCTGCTGGCGACCCTGTGACTGTTGGTGATGTTTTGACTGTAAAAGGTGCAAGCATTAACGACACAAACGGCAATGAGCTATTTAAGCTAACTGCAACTGCTTCTGCTGTTAATGAGTTAACTATTGCAAACGCTGCGACAGGTGGTTCTCCTACTATCTCTGCTACTGGTGGAGATACGAATATTGGGATTAACCTAACTCCAAAAGGCACTGGTGGTGTTGTGTTCCCTGCTGGCGCTGTTGGAACTCCATCAATCACCACATCTGGCGATTTGAATACAGGTGTTTATTTTCCTGCTGCTGATACTGTTGGCGTCACAACAGGCGGTACTGAGCGAGTTCGTGTTGACAGCTCTGGAAACGTAGGTATTGGTACGAGTTCGCCAAGTTCAAAGCTGACTTTGGCTGATGGGCAAATCACTGTCGTAAATAGTGGGGCATCAAACCCAGCCATCAACTTTAAAGGTAATGGCTCTGGCGCATCTGGATTTCAGCTTGGTCAAAACTATAACGCTCAAACCTTGTATGTTTACGACAATGCCGCCTCAGCGCAACGGCTGACTATCGACTCCAGCGGTAACGTAGGTATTGGTACGAGTTCTCCTGCTGGAAAACTTGATGTTGTTGGCACAGGTACTCAGAACGTAAACATACGTGCCAGCACATCAGGGGATGCTGTTTTGTATTTGGAAGCCAGTGGCACAAATGCAGGAGAGGTTGGTTATTCTCGATCAGGTCAGTCTTTGTATTTTAAGAACGGCAACGTAGAACGTGCCCGTATCGACTCCAGCGGTCGCTTGCTGGTGGGGGCCACATCACCCGGAGTTAACGGTAATACAAAATTAACGTT